TTTTCAATTTCTCCATTCCGCCAGAAATTTCTTATGTAAGTTCTTACTGTTCCATAATGGTAAATATTCTCATCAATATGCTGATTTGCTGCCGCTATTGTAAGATATACGCCAACAGTCTCCCATATGTATTTAATATGTATAATATCTACGCCATCATGTTTCCGAATTGCTACTTCGGAACAGCCCCCGTATTTCAATAGCTCCTCCAACTCATTTCTAGAAATGCCAAGTTTCTCCTCGATCTCTCCGTCTGATTCATCAAGAAGCTCTTTCAAACTATTTTCCTCGAGAGGCTCTTCATTCTGCGGAAACTTGTATTGAATTTCGTCATATCCATATTCAGGATTAGTTACGTGGTTTCGTCTTGCCTGCACTTCAACATAATAAGGATAGGCCGTCGCCCTATTGTTTTGAGCGTTTATTTCTGTTAACAAGTTTTTAATAAATTCAATTGCATGGTCTTCTGTCCTAATCTCCATTTCTACGCCCTTTCTTTTCGTCCTCGTAGTATCAGCGGTTTCACCGCCTTCGAGTTTCAACAGTTTGTTTACAATTTGCGATTGTCTAGTGGATTTTCAATCAAAATGATGCCGTCCCGCCACTCAGACAGACAATAATCCTATTCATCTTCATCTTCCCACCCACACTTATTACATGCACCATCTCAAGCATAGCCCGGTTGTCTTTTTTTTTTGCATTCGGGACAACTGTCTCCCTCTTCATGAATAGCCTCTTTTTTATACACTCCTCATTCTCTCCTTTCCATAATGTTTTTCCCTTTCTTCCTCATGCACAGTTGCTTTCATGTGACCCATCCCCCGCCCTTTAAGACCGGCCGGAGACCGCGTATATCCATAGTGCCCCTCGCATGTTATTTCATGCACTACGAGAACATCTCAACCTTGCGCTTAAATGATTTAGAGGACATGACTCTATCTACCTCATTCATTACAAACGAGAAATCTTCCCATATTCCATACTGATCCTCTCCCTGATTGCATGAACGTTTAATACACGTATTTTAGTTTCCTCTTATTGCGCAGCAACATTCAACTGCGATAGCGCAAATGCTTCTGCTAGTAATGCTGCCTCAGCGTCCGCAATTAATGTAAAAGCCCCATTATCTGTAAGAGGGCTTAATCTTCGAACAGCGCCATCTTTAAAATCGAATACGCGGGCATACACTCTCGATTTTATCCCCTGCACAATTCCAAAAGGATCGCCATTCACAAACAGCATTGTGCAGTACGTGTGATTCTGAGTTTTATTCTCCACAGAAACGAACTCGAATGTGCACATATTTCCTCCTAACTCTTACGTCGCGTCAACGGGCATAACATGCCCTCCGAATCTATACGCATAATTCTGCATTCACCGCACGAGTCGAATCGTGAATGTGTACATGGGAAGTCACACTTATCAAGCATAAAATCGAAAACAGAAACGAATAAAGCATCGCGCGCGGCAACTTCGCCCTCAGGCACCAGACGCTCAAACTCCTCTTTATCTAAAAGATATTTCACAATCGACACTCCAATTTAGTACGTCCAGACAAGCCCCACAGAACCAATACCGAGATGTATAAAATCTTGGCCGATCCCAATCCGGTCGAACACTGCCTTATGCGTTCGGCCTTTATCGTCAGTGTAATCCTGCATACAGGCAGAAAGCACCGCGAAACGGTGTGCCGAAGACAAGATTTTTATGTCTGCTGCTTTCCCGTACAAATGAGCACTATCCGGTTTTCCTTGAACAGCCTTGTTGTATTTCTCACACCGACATCCAGACGTAATCTGGATCGGCCCCTTCAATATCATACGCATAAAGTCCAGCCGATCAACCAAATCCAAATCGATATCGGACTTACCGCACCCGCACTTACATACAAACTCATCTCGATCAAAATATCTCGATATATCACCCATATTAATCCTCCCGTGCGTATCGGCACATAATAGAGCTTTCAAAATCAAAAACAAATAATCTAATATGCCATAACGGCGCATAACCAGCGCCTAACGGCACACAATACGGCCCGCCTAGTGCGTGCCACAGCAAAAACGCAAGACGCCGAAAAAAAAATGACTAAAGTGAGAAGCGCTTTTTTAAACATATCAACTCCTTATTATTGACACAGGTTAAAAATTAATGTAAGATGCTTTGCATCTTACATTAACAGCTACAAAATAAAATCTTCTAGAGCATTATCACCTCCTTAACTTAACACCTGTTAACACTCAAACCCCTTCCGATATTTGCAAGTTCATGCGATCTCTTACTATAGACATCGCTATTTCGAGATACCTTCCTAAAAGTCGCCCGATACATAAGATTGAGCATGAATAAGCGATCCCAAAAATCAGCACTCTTCAACTTTAAAGTTCCTGTAACAGCGGTGTTAGACGTCTTTGATACAATTGCGAAACTATCAGTAAAAACCACAATTGGACGCTCTCTGAACAGCACATTTATGCTCGTTAAATGTTTCGTGCACTCGCATACCGCGGATATTTCGGCCTCGAGAGGGTTAGAAGCGCTCGACGGGCCAAGCATCTCAAGCGTGTGCCCATTCGGGTACACCAAGACGCCTCCCCAACCCGCGCGAGAACCGTCGAAACTTCCATCAGTATATAATCTAAGCGGCTTGAATTTATCTAACATATCAATCCTCCCGATCGTCGTAATCAACAGCCTCCTCATCTACAGGGGCAAATACGGTACACCAAAACTCCTCTACCCCGCCGTCTTTGATGAGCCAAATCGATCCCCCGTAAACGGCGCAGTCGGAAACGCCCTCCGGGATATCGGGGTTATATGTATACACGCCTCCTACTTCAAACAAATAGTCCAAACTCCTGAATTTATCAATTACTTTACTCAGTTTAAGCCCCTTATTGGCCTGAAACATGCCATTAGACCCCATTCAACTCATCCTCCGTAATATCGGTAAAGTTGACCGCAACCGGCCTGCGATGTTTAAGCGTTAATACATACGCCTCACTGCATAAATCGCACAGCACACTAAACCCGCTAAGAGCCTGGGTGCTCTTCGAATTTGGAAGCGCCATCCAAATATAGGATAGCGCCTTCGCCAAATCAGCGTTTCTACATTCTACCGCCTTTTTATATTTCTCCGTTGTATTAAACAACTTAACTAACGCGGCATGCTTAGTACTCCTAACCTTAACACGAAACAACAGCGCCACAATATCTGATGCGTAAGTTGAAGCCAGCGCCCACCATTCATGCGCACTCCGCGGATAGTCTCTCGAATCATAGTACATAAGTAAGCCTCCGTTAAAAACACATCTGAGGTTTGAAACCTCTGACAATCTTTCTATCATTACCTTTGAAAAGAACGGCAAGGTCGCCTGTTGACCCCTGCCAATAATACGCGTGTACTTGAACACCGTTATCAGACGCGTCCGGCCAGGAGTAGTACAGAATACCCTTCTCATCCGGCTGATTTTTCAGATCATCACATCGCACCCACTCCTCGCGCAGCATCGAATACGCTATGTCTCTCATAACAGGCTCCGCTGGAAGCCCTATTAAATTCGGATACCCCTCTGTGGAGTCCACAAGCGTTATGAATCGTGCGCCCTTACGCAGCCCAGGCAATCTACCCTTAGTATGAAGGCCGCGAATATGCTCGAAAACATCAAGCATAGTTGTCGATTTAAGCTTCATAATATGATCTGCGTAAAATTTCCCCGAATCCTTAAAGTAATTAATTTTAACTTCCACTCGGCAATTCCTCCCTGAAACATCGCTCTAACCTGTCTTTAATAGACATGTAAGTGCAAGGGCAGACATCCTCCCCGCATATGGAACACTTCTCCCTCAAGAGCCTCACATAAAGTTTTCGCTCCTTATCCGCGGCGATCATAACATCAGACTTTTTAAACATATTAACAGCATCATAGTAGATCATTGTATACAAGTCCTCAAGAAGTTGAAAGCATTGCAATACCCTATCGTAAACGCCCTAAAGAAGATTTCCAGCGCGTTATCGACCCCGACAAGAGCAAGTATGAGCACAATACCTGCTAAACATATACGCGCGCCTATCCTAATCATTTTTTTACCCGACCTCTTTCAGGCATTTCATCCTTGGAAATCGGGATACTCTTTATCCATCCCTGCTCGACAGCGTATTGCATGCACTGTCTGAACACCCGCTTATTCTGCGCTATTGTAATTAACGCAAGCGGATTACCTGAGGGACTCTTCACTATGAAGTCGCTATTAAATAGCGCAGCCACATGAGGTATAAGTATTTTTGATAAGAGCTTATTCTCGCCGAAATAGCTAACCGCCCTTCTCAGAGCGTTTTCATATATTTTCACGGTATTCCCCGCCGCTCCCGTTTCCTTTAAATGCGCTATATAAGCGCTCACCGCAGTGTTTAGCGTTACATCTGTACTCATATTATCCCCTTTCTTTTTGATTGATATTACACATACAATAAATGCACACTCCATGCCACAACACATATATCTAAAATTACAAACATTTAAAACACACATGAAGTACGGGATGTCCGATATAGCGCATAAATTGTTCTAAACGGCACATAAAGTGTAGAGCTTTTAGCGCCTTCAGACGCATCGAAATGTTTGTTCTATTTAATTAGTGAATCCAAACGAAAACGCTCACTTTCCTCCCCCAAACGGGCTAATTACACATATGTAATCGATACAAATTCGTAATTGTGAATCTATATCGTAAGTGTTTGTAATATCTAGTTATTATATAAAGTAATTAAACGGCACAATACATGCAATATATAAGTGCATAACAACAAACAGAAGGGGAGAAAGAGATGAATATACGGAAGACGGCGCTGCGAAAAATCGCAGCACTTAATAAAAAGTATTCAAAACTCGAAGCGGAGTACGACCGCATAAGATACTCCACCGCCGAGGGCGCAGAAAGGCAAAAGGGCCTTATAGAGGCCAAATGTTACAAATTGACAGCGCACAAGACTGCGCTAGAGAACGCCATGTACAGCTACAAACTCGGGAAAAGATACTCTACCCCTTGCGGCAGAGTATAAGACAATAAAAAGGGGGCCAAGATGCCCCCATAGGAGGTATAAAGATGCGTGTATTAATGAATAACGAGGCGCTTAAAAACCTGAAAAAGCGTATGCAACTCGAAGCGCAGTTCATTGCCGCGACACGGCAAAGAGCCCGCAGAGGCAGATAGATATAAAAATACGCCCGCTGTGCACTATACAGCGGGCGTATTTACTTTTGCATTACTTTTATTAATATACCCACGCCGCCGCTCAACACTCTTTTGTGTGTAAGGCATATACGGGTATAAAGCGCATGTTGCTATTCCACACTCCTCCCTCCCGTCATCATACGAGCACATACACTGATAACATTTAGCGCGGATAGCGCTTTTTGGGCTATTACGCTTGCCTTCTCGATGTTTATGATCTTCTTTTTGACCGATAGCCCTCATGCACGTGTCTCCCATTTATGATGTTCACCATTTAATGTGATCCCCCGATTCCCGCTAAATTTAACGTATCGTTCAATGATAACATCGCAGTAATGTTCGTCTATTTCCATAAGTCTTGATTGCCTACCTGTTTTCTCACAGGCTATGAGTGTCGTACCGGAGCCGCCGAATAAATCCAATACGATGTCATTTTTCTTGGAGCTATTGTTCATAGCCCTTATACACAGTCCCACAGGCTTCATGGTAGGGTGAAGCCTGCTTGCTGAGGGTTTGTTTTCCTCCCAAAGTGTTGATTGGCTTTTATCGCCGTACCATGAATCCGATTCACCGGCAACATGGATGTAAAATATGGGTTCATGCTGAAATTTATATCGCCCATGTCCCCAAGCAAAAGTGTTTTTCGCCCATACAATCTGACAGCGGATTTCAAAGCCTGCCTTTTCAATGGCATTCTGAAACTCACGCTGGTATTTGCTCGGATGACAGATATACAGGCTCGTAGTACCCTTACAAACGATGCGGTAATTTGCAAAAACATCCGTGAGAAATTGACAGAAATCTTCAACGGACATGGCATCGTTCTGAATCTTGAGATTGTCTTCTGTGTACCCCTCGTAATCGACATTGTAAGGAGGGTCACTAAAGACCATATCGGTTTTACCACCATCCATAAGTTTCTCAACATCGTCAATTACCGTGGAATCGGCACAAAGTAAACGATGGGAGTAAATATCATTATCGCTATATTCGAATTTATGGCCGCACTCACAATTAATGTGCATCTTCGCTCCATTCATATTTCTTGCCGTTAAGTTTCATGCCTTTATTACCAACGAACTTCACATATCTGGCAATGATGATATCAACATAAGCTTCCGATATTTCCATTGCCCGACACTGCCGTTTTGTTTTGTCGCAGGCGATTATTGTCGTACCGCTACCGGCGAATGGCTCATACACTATGTCATTTTCCTGCGCCCATGTTTTACAACCAAACTCTGGAAGGGCGACAGGATACGCTGCCGGATGACCGGAAAGAAGACCAACGGTATTAGCCCTTGGTACTCTGATGACAGAATCAGGAACTTTATATTTCTGGTTGGACTTATCTAGAGAATATATCGGCTTGAAAGACCCGTCCGGCTGACGGAACGTCTTGTTGGAATGGTCTTTCTTCTGTGATTCTTCCTGCGTTGGCACCCATTTATTGGCCGTTTCGCATTTTTTATTGAAATGGAATACAAACTCAAATGACGGGGCGAGTCTGCCGTTCCAATCGCCAGGAAAACCACTGCCTTTGTCCCAGGTGTACCACCCAAATAGGGGATATCCCGCACCAGCCATGTATTCCAGCCATTTGTTCCAATAAAAATCTACCTGCCTGTTCTTGTGGGAAAGGCCGAGATTTACAAGAATATGTGTAGTTTCTTTGATGATAATGAGTATGGCAGCAAATACCCCGTTCATAAGTTCATCCCAATCGAAAGAGCCGATTTTATATGTCCTCTGGTCAGTGTATGGCGGAGAAGTAAACACCATGTCCGCTTTTTCTCCGCTCATAAGCTTTTCGACATCGTCAACACTTGTAGAATCTCCACAGAGAACTTTGTGGGAGAACACATCTTTTTCCGAATACTGGATTTTATGGCCGCAATCACATGTGATGTTCATATAAAATGCCTCTTCCCGCATTTAGGACAGAATATAGACCGCCCTAATTCCCATAAGTCGCCTTTCTTGGTAATAGGCTCTTTCGTTTCAACCTCGGGAACTTCATCTTCATCGCAGTTGCCCTGATATTCTTTTTCTTCTTTGGGAATATCGAAATCAATGTCCTTTATTTCTTCCAGAAGGGAATCGAATTTTAATGTCTCGAAATCCTCCGGAAAATCCACTTTCAGGCCACTCAAAATATTTTCTATATCTTTTGTCCAGTCGCCCTGAATAGCCTTATTGTTCAGGGCAACGTTTAATTCCATCTCCTCTTTTTCGGAAAGATTGACGACAACAACTGTTGTTTCTTTTATTCCCTGCTTTTCCAGAGCTTTTAACCGTTGATGGCCACCCACAATGTAGCCTGTGGTTTCATTCATGATGATGGGCTCAACAAGGCCGAACTTCTGTATGCTTGCGGCTAGTCCCGACAGAGCGTCATCACTAATGCTTCTTGGGTTTTTAGGATTCGGTTTCAGTTCCGATACTTTGACAGTCTTTATGTTCATGCCCCTCATACGTGCTCCTTACAATAAAACCATCGAATTACGATATTTATTAATTACCCGTTTAACCTCACTATGTATCCTGCGTTGCGTTTTAGAAGTCAACTTCGACCTTCTGCCTTCGCAGCACTTAAGTAGAGGATTAACCTTATCTAAGACACCAAAAATTTTACATATCAATGGACGCACGCTATAAACACCGCATCCGTCATTACTCAAGTAAGCGCAGCGCCCATCGTGCACAACATTAGCAGGCGTACCACACGCATATATATTCGCCTTCTCCTGAGCGAAAACAATGATGGGCGATCCGCAACATTTAGAACACCCCGCCCTACACTCGAATGCGCCTGAAGGCATCAATTCGTAAACACCTTTTAAATCGATCTCCATCTGTCGTAATATATCGTCACCAGCTTGTACCATCAATAATATCACCTTCCCTAAGATTAATATAGTGATCCGTAAAATCGGCTCTCGGAGTGGATAGCCCGTTAACACGGCAGAACGCTGCGATCAAACGCTTAACCCCTGTTGAATCGTGATTCTGAGACACAGTCAATTCCGCCTCCCTCGCAGTTAACCACCCCATAAAAGCGAAGAGCGCTCTGACGCCGAAATCTGATCTGCATATGACGATGAAGCGGGATTAGTCTTAGCAGAAACCTGAACCTCACTTTTGCGCCCCTCCTGCATCTCATCGATGACCCTGCATATACAAGCCTGCCCTTTCTCAGTCGATAAGAACATCGCAAGCTTCTTTATAGCAGACCTCAAAATACGCTTATCCATATTTACCTCCTAAATTGCAGTTAGAATTTCCCCTCGTGTACAAGCCTCTTCACATAGCGCGCTATATTCAGAGCGTCCGCCCTATCAGAGTGCTTAGCCAAGTTCAACTCCGCTTTAGGAAATACGTTTCGGGCAGAATCTAAACTAGCCGCCTTTATTATCTTCCTGCGATCCGTATGAACCTTGCGGGATTTCACATCGTCGCTATTCTTACATGTAAGAGACGGAGGGAAACTAATACCTCCTAATATCGCATCCTGCCATGCCTTGGGCCGCACCCTTATGTACGGCAGCCCCATCATTACAAGAAACGCCTCCCATTCACCCACCATGCGCCCGAACGTGTGCATAGACACCACACCTTGATTTGGGAACGCAGAAACATTCTCTAATCCAGCGTAAGCAGAGGAGGTATTCGGATCGCCCCTGAAACTATTTATTAAAAGGCCGAAATCCTTGAGCGAGGATACAGATACGTAGTCTAGAAGTGCAGGAACATTCAAGTAGTCATCTATCATAGCAATAGCGCCATGAGCGCCCGGATCGATTCCGATGTAAAAGTTCCTCAAAATTCCCTCCTTATAGCTGATACACCATTAACCTTCTCGGCCACGTATAGAGCATCAAAACATCCTTGATACTCAAGTAAATGCGTCGTGAACAGGACAAGACGGGATTGCGCCTCTGCATGTATAGTATTAAACACGTACTCCTGCCCTTCCTGATCAAGGCCGTCAAAAGGCTCATCAAATATTTTGAGGGGCAGTTCCGAATTAGCGGAACTCACCACTAAATCTTGAAGACACATTGTGACAATTAAATTCAGCCTCTGCCTCTCCCCGCCCGACATGGTGGAAATAGAACCAGACCCGCCCTTAATCGAGCACGTTACATCGAAATTATCCTTAAGAACGCCTCCAACAACCTTCTGTGTGCTAAATGTCACTTCGTATTTGCCGCCTGTTATATCGTTAGAGTATTTAACGGCACTTCTGTTCAGCGACGGCACTATACTATCGAGCATATACGATTTAAGCCCTTTATCACCACCATATTTCAACCAAAAATCATAGTATCGCATGGAGTCCAGCACTTCCGCCGATTTACTCGCCAACTCAACCCTTCTATTATTAGAAATAGCAAGAGTCCCCTTCTTCTCATTAATCAGTGAGTCATAAGTTTTTGCGGCAGTCAAGCTTGCACACTGCTTATTTAAATCGAGTATACGGGCCTGCAATATTTTTACTCGCGCTAAGTTCTCAGTGCTTAAACTTATGCTATTCTGAACAACTTTACGGGCGGACCCTATTTTATCCCTAAAAGATCGCATGTCCGAGGAACTGTCCGCCGCAGCCGATAGCGCACTCTCTAAATCAATCAAACAGGCGTCACGCGCTGCCTTAGCGTCGGGAAGCGCTGAAAGGATCGATGCGATCTCTTTCCCAATATTCTGAAGTATAGCGCCCTTATTCTCAGGCGTCACAACAGCCCCGCAAACCTCACAATAGCTGCCACTAACCAGCGATAAAACACTATTCCTCTTAGCTGTAAGAGCTTGTATATCACTATTAGCACGCTTGATTACCTGCTCAAGATCATGAAGTCTTTTACTCAAGTCCAACTCCGTTTTACGCGCTTCGGCCTCGGAATCCGCATATGCACGCTCGCGGGATTGCAGCGCAGTATCAAGAGCGCTTAACTGCACTGACAAAGCGGATGTGTCAGCAACGCTTATACCCTCCATCTCCTTCTCAAAAGCGTTTATAGCCTTTTTTGTATCGGCTAACTTCTCTGCCGTAACATCCGCCTCCGAGCGCTGTCGGGCGGAGAGGGATTCGATATCCCTATTCAACAAAGCAATTTCGCCGTCAACACCCCCAATTTTCCCTGAAAGGCTAGCCGCCTCCACCTGCATCGCTTTCCACTTTGACTTAGCCCTATCAACTAACCCTGAAAGCGTTCCTAAATCAAGTATGCGCTCAAAAAGCTCCTTCTTCTCCGAGTCAGTCATAAAGACAAACTTCCTAAGCGATCCCTGTCCAAATAGTGCAGTCAAAAGAAATATCCTGTAATCAGCACGTAATAAACTATTTATTACGTGCTGATTAGCGGATATGCTGGATTGCGAGACGTCCTGTCCTCCTATTTCCAAGCGCAGGTCGGTCTTCCGAAGTTTACGCGAACGCGTGACCTTAAAATTATTAAATGTGCATACCACCTCGCAATTACGCGTACCGGATCGGACAACGTCGTCAGCCAGCACATCCCCTTCATTGCTGCTGCGACTTCGTATAGTACTGCCGTATAAGCACCAAGTTATAGCGTCAAATATAGCGGATTTGCCTGCGCCGTTAGTACCGACAATACCTAACAAACCCTTTTCAGGGAATGATATGAATGCCGTGTCGTAACCGAGAAAATTCTTAAGCTGAATCTCCGTTAGACGTAAAGTAGAAATCATACCGCTTCCTCCAACAGTTCTATGCCAATATTCATCAGCCTCTCCTTATCTAAATCGGCAAAAAGCTGCTGCACCTCTTCAGGACTATCCAGAATAAATTTTCTGATCACATCTGCCATAGGCGCATCATGAGATAAAACCATCCTGGCGGATTGATCTATAACCTTGCTCTCAATCATCTCAACCCCAAGCGCCCCCGAGGCCGCAATCGCAGACTGGGTCAACTTTCTTGCGGGATTCACACCTGCGGGCACAACAAGCTTCACATACTTTCCGGCAGTGTTATCCCCAGTACATGTGGACTTGCCAAAATCCACTTTGCCCTCTTCGTTCAGTGTTATCGTTTCTATCTTCGGGGCGCTTGACTCGACGTGCTGAATAGTTGCAGGCTTATCAGCCTCGACATCGATCAGCAAAAAACCTTTCGGTACATCTCTATTCACATCTCCGCTGTGCCTCTCGTATGGAGCGCCCACATAAAACCCCTTTGCGTGCACGCACTGGAACATATGATAGTGTCCCATCAGTGTTAAGTCATACGAATCGAAATGTAGTCTCGACGGGGCTATGTCATTGTAAAGCGTAAATCCTAACTCAGTTTTACCTGCGTTACAATCGCAGTGAAGCAACTGAACACATGGGATACCCGCCAATTCGCAGGACCTAAGCTCTACAAGCTTCTCCAAATCGGCGCTCAGGGCACTAGCACTATAACTAAATGGCGCTCCTAAGAAAACGCCGCCGTCTCTGTGCTTAACGGTTCGAGGGCGATCAATCACTGTAGCTATCGATTTGAATGCCTCCATAGCGTGTATAGATGGCGTGCGGGTAGCCAAGTCGTGATTTCCAACAACCATGATGAGATCGATCCCCTTAGACCCGAACTCCGCAAACTTGTTGTATGTGGGATTAAACACATCCATCGAAACCACACCCTTAGTTTCGAATATATCACCCAAAAACACGACAGTATTGATGTCGTGTTTAACAGCATACTGAATGACCTCATCAACGCAGTTTAATGCATCAACAACCCTCGAACTCAGACCGTCCCTCGTTACAGACGAAAAGTCCTTCCATTTGTGAACATGTAAGTCCGAGAAAGCAAGAAATTTCATACTAACTATCCTCCAAGATATAGGGATTATCTCTCAAAAATGCCGCTGCATCCTTCCGAGTAAATGAGTGTTTGCCGTCCAAAAGCAGCCTGCCAAACTTCTTATCCACCAACCTCCCCGACGAGAACAACCTGTCCAAAGTATTATTTATATGATCGGCTTTTACAGCAATGCTATTTGCGGTCCCTAGAATCGACTTGTGCAAACAGGGTATATATTGAGGGTGTGACACTAGATAATTAATTAAGGCGTCATTACACACTACGCCCGAAACAACTACCACATTACCCTCGGCATCATTAAACCTAGCTGTATTGTCACACACTGTTATACATCCACACTGCACACCCAACTCGACAATCTCAACGCAAATGTTAATGCCTTTACCGAAAATAATATCAACCTCGCACGATTCCAGCGGAGGAGCAACCTTGTTCTTCACCGCTGTAATAGCGACCTTGTTTCCAATAATCTTATCGCCGACCTTAATGCCTGACACTCTCCGTACAGATAACCGTACAGAAGAGTAAAACTTAAGGGCTTTACCTCCTGTAGCCTCTTCCGGATTACCCCAAGCGGCAATTTTATTTCGTGTCTGATTAACAAATATTATCGTTGTGCCTGATTTAGCGGCGGGAGCAGCTACCTTAGCCAAACCCCTGGACATCAATCGAGCGTGCAGCGCTATATCAGAGTCGGTCAAATCTCCTTCCAGTGCTTTCTTGGGAGTCAACGCAGCAACTGAGTCAATCACTATAAGATCAACTCCGCCTCTAATTGCTATAGCATATGCTAAATCCATGGCGCTCTCACCACACGAGGGCTGATTGAATAGCAGGCGCTCCAGATTGCAACCGATATCACGCGCATACGCCTTACTCAAAGCGTGCTCAGCGTCTATGAACGCAGCAATACCGCCCTCTCTATGCACCTCAGCAATTGCCTGAAGCGCCAAAGTAGTTTTCCCTGAAGCCTCGGAGCCGAATATCTCAATTATCCTGCCTTTAGGAAATCCTCCTATACCCAATATCCGATCAACTTTCAGCGATCCAGAGGGTAATCCAACGATATCCGCAGTACAGCCGCCGCTGAGAGGCATTAATGCCTCCCCAGCGAAAGACTTTTTGATATCTGCGACGATATTATCAACATCTTTTACCTTAGTCATATCGTCACATCGCCTGCACGCATTTATCGATACTTGGGCATCCCGAGATGCACTCGGAATTGCGCGTGTCGAATTTGCCGAAAGTGCCCAAAGGACAATCTCCGCTCACAGGCGCACTGCACACGCCTGACTCAGGTATATCAAACGGCGGGGAATCCTCAACCGATGAGACAGCCCCCGCGAGAGCATTTCCTACAGATATATTACCCTTAAAAATGCCCTTCATCTGTTCATATGTCACCCGCTGCCCCACAGATTCGAGGTTATATAACTTGTCCAACACTTTCATATCAGGAATCGGGGAAGCATGCGGGTAGGGCTTGACGGCATATTTCGTTCCTTTTACCCCCTGCCCGCTCTTAGTTATCGTGAACGCCCTGCCTGATATAGGATGCATTAAATTTCCCCATTTCGGATCAGTAACGAACTCCAATATCTTCTCTAAAACTGTCACGGGCATAACAGCTATCTGCACGCCCGATTTTATATCACTCATGTCTAGGGCGTTCACGTAAATTCGTCTCGTCGCCTTAAGAGAATCTGCATCCTTATCGCCGGTCTCTTTTAGCGATAATTGCTGTTCGCATATGAAACAAGCCTCGCCCCAGTTATCCAAGCAAAACGTAGGTAAATTATCGGAAGACACGCCAAAGTGTAGCGCGTACTCCTTGTACCATAGACGCTTGACAGGATCATATGGAGGCAGTATGCGCACCTCATTATCCCCATTTTTCATATACAAATAGGAATTCTGCATCGCGCGGATACTTTCAAGCTTCGCCTTCTCCGCGCCCGCATCTAATGCCCACCTATCATTTAGGCCAATAATCGCTAAATCCTTACTCATAAACTTTCAACCTCCTTCTTAAGGTAACTGATAAAACTACGCAACATGTCGCCCTTCATTGCGAACCCATCCCGCGCAGCACGAACAACATTCCTTCTATATCGTGTCAAAGAGATCACTTTTCGCAACTCCTGATATTTTGCATCCAGAGGGACTTTCTGCTTTATATACCTAGAACACCCGGACTCTGTGGAACTACCGGTTTTTCTATACTCGCCCTCTAACCGCTCGGACAATTCCGCCTCGTATATCTCTAATGCAAGCTCGACATCACGCAAATCCTTATCCACGCCCTCAAGTGTTATAGAATGATAATAACATTGAGCAGATACAGAGCGCAAATCCTCCAACACAGTCTCACGAGAAAAATTCAAATCGTCTCTGATAGACATATCACACCTCTAATTTCTGTTTCCAGGCATTAACACACTCAACCTCAACAGGAAAAGGCAGCGCACTGCCAAAACGCAGCGGGTTCTCCATCTCGGATCGAACAATAGCCGCCGCCTCATCCCTATCATATGTGTTCCTAAATTCCGTAACAAGCTCATCATGTACAGTTAACACAATTCGAGCGTCTAAGCAAGTCCGCTTCAACCTTTTGTCCAAACGAACAGTCGCTTCGGACAATATGTCTCCCGCAGTAGATTGTATCAAAAAGTTCTGTGCGCTCCTTAAAGCGTTACCCAATTCCTGACTGTATCTATATCTGTCGGCCAACCACTGTTCCAGGAACGGAAAGCGCTTTTTCCTCCCAAATATAGTGACAAGCTCCTTTCCCTGCAACGCTGTTGATCTCACGCGCTCCATGAATCTATCAACAGCCGCGAATTTTACCAGATATGCCCTTCGATATTCGTCAGCCTCTTCGATAGAACAATATCTCCCTCGCTTTTTAGATATAAGCACCGCCAGACTTTCAGGGCCCATACCATAAACAATACCAAAATTAACAATCTTCGCAGCGTCGCGCAGATCCTTTACAACATTATTCAGATCGGCACCAAAGCATTCAACCGCGACGGATGAGTGAGGGTCTTTCCCCGCCCTGAAGATAGAAAGAAACACGGGATCACGCGAATAAAAAGCTAAAACACGCAATTCAATCTGACTATAATCCGCATCTACGAGATAATACCCCTGAGATGCTGTGAATACGGATCGGATTTCGGATTCCCGCGGTATATTTTGAAGATTAGGCCCCCGAGATGAAATTCTACCTGTAGTAGTTCCATGCAATAAATAATCGGCATGTATGCGGCCATCTTTATCCACGTGCTGCATAAGACCACTATCATCTGTATCCCCGACTAAATACGTACCGCGAAGCTTACTGGATTTTCGGATAGCCTTGACTATCCGAACCATCGGATCATTGTATTTATCATCAAGATAATCTAATGATGCCTCATCTGTGCTAGCAGCCCCTGTTTTAGAAGATTTCTTCAAGGGTGCATACCCCTTATTCTCGTAAAGATACGCAGCAAGTTCCTTCGGAGAGGCAGGGTTAAAATCTGAATTGCCTGCCAATATCCTAGCAGCCTGTGTTCCTACATCAATCCTTTTCTTGTAACCTGTCGCAAGTTCCCGCATCCGATCCGTGTCTACGTGCACGCCAGTGTATACAACATGCGCAAGCGTATGCGCCAGCGGCATAGACAGCCCCCAAAACAAATGCACCACTTTCTCCTTAACCATCCACCCATCCAGAACACACCTCAACCTGAAAGCGGCGACAGCGTCGTAGCCGTTATAATTCAGCAGTTGAGCAGTAGTCGGCGCATCCATATTAGCGTAATTCTTTGTAAGAGCGCCAAAAGCATTCTTATAATTAGGCATATTGCAGTGTAATGTAGCCAGAGAATCCAGATCATGGGGGTATTCCTCATGACACAAATGATGCGCAACTATAGTGTCGTACACAGGAGGAGCGATACCAATACCGCATATTTTACGCAGCATTTTGTACTCAAATTGATAATTGTGAATTATTTTTAAGCGCTCGCTAGATTCCAATACGCACTTTAACTTCGAAAAGAGCTTACCGGACTCGTCGTGAGACCACAATCTGATATCAATTCCGCACGCATCAACAGCGGACAAAGCGAATGCCATGCTGCACAACCCTTTACTTTTCCAGGGGTCCTTGCCATATGTCTCAATATCGAGGGCAAACTCTTTCACAGAAAGAAGGGACTCTAAGTAATTGATCGCATCATCAAGACGATCAATATGCTTAACCGTTATATCAGAGCAATCCCCAATTCTACCGGTTCGCAATAGCACATCAGCAGATTCCAAATCCCTCTTAAGAACATCGAAATAGTTGGGATTCCTCAATACAAACGCTGGATGCACCGTGGGAAACACGTGTGCATTGTATTCCGCTGACCACTGCGGATTACCCCTCGCAGATAGAATCCTCCGCTGATTTAATAACGCTTTTAAAGGCGTCCCACCCAAAGCTATGATGACTCGCGGCTTGATGCGTGATATCTCTTCCTCCAAGAAAGGCAAGCACGCTTCGATCTCTGCCGCCTTTGGAGTTCTATTGTTAGTCGGCCTGCATCTGCACGTGTTAGTCAGAAATAGAGAGCTTCGATCCCAACCGATATCCTCGATAATCATATTCAGAAGCTTCCCTGCCTCGCCAACGAATGGAACGCCTCGGGCGTCCTCGTGCGCCCCCGCAGCCTCGCCGACAAGCATGATTCGTGCGTCAGAAGGCCCGACACCGCGCATGCAGTTTGTCGCACACCCCAAATGCAGCGGGCATCTAGTGCATCGATCGGGCGTATTGTAAAACCGCAATACGCCCTCTACCCTGCACGAATGGCAAGACTGCTCTTTTTTACGAACAGCTTTGCCACACGCGCATTTGTATTTTGCAGCCAAGAAAACCCCCTATTTGCCCATCTCTACGATTGCAAGCTTCTTCTTCTCAGCCACCTCGCGCAAAACCTCGATCCACGCTTCCCCGAAAGCCTTTTTATAATCGCCCCCGGCAATTACAGTTTTGCGCATAGAGACCCCTACGCGCGTGTTTTGATACCGATTTGACGGGGACACTACTAACTCATCCCAAGACACCTCAACAAAGTCCAAATTATCCATATACAACCTCCTTAAATGCTAGAATCGGGATCAGCATCCCGATGTCTCAACCTCTCTACAATCATATTACCCAAAAACATTTCCGGGTACCTTATAGAGACATAGTTCATTATCGTGAACAATGTATACCTATTAATGCTAATTTTGACGCGAGTCAATTCCCGATTATATACCGTCAACAAACGGGACAAATTCTTCTCTGCGTAAAGCACACCTGAGCGCCCGATCTTATAAATCGGCGCTTGTATATAGCCCAAAGAATCGGCGTCATTGTCCAAATCATCAACCATTATGTCATAGTCATCAATACAGCCGAACGCCTCTTCTATAGATGAATCCTGAAAGATGGTTATAAATTCCGCGTTGTTTAAAAATTCAACAGATTCTGCAACTTGCGCGAAAAACGGCCGTAATTATGCCTTACGAAGCTCATTGATATTTCATCATCGCATAGACGCATCTCGTGCATAAGCGCGAAAACGGCCTTTTGGAGCCGTGTCCATCCACGTATTTCAGAATGCGAATCGACATGTAACAATGCCAAAATTAAATCTGTTGTTTTCATTAAATTCAGGGGAGGCTGTGCGCCTCCCCCTTATCTCCTATCCTCCTGTAACCTGCCTGCTGAAGTACTTATCGACAGTCGCAAGCAAAATGTTTTGTCTCTCTACCTTCGCTGTGTCAAATTCGTGAGATATAACCCAAGTGAAGGCGTTATATAACGCCCACAGGGTTAAGACACTTTCCTTCTTCAACTCCGCCTTCGCAGCTTCCCCATATTTCGCAGGTATTTTCGTATAGTGAGCGCCGGAAAGCTCATCGAAAATCGCAGCGCTTCGCTCCTCAGTCACTACAGTGTCGTGCATCGCAGCGTAAAGAGGAAGAGCCCGCTTCTCCAAGTGTTCCCTCGCCAACACAATCTGACGTTTGAACACCTCTATGTCGAAGGAGGGTAAGTGGCGAGATGCAACGTTGAACGTTCGGTCCGCTACCGTCATTCCGTTTGTGCATACAAGCCTAATAAGTTTAATAACCATTTTCACGGCAGACCTCCCGCTGTAGGAATTCATAATGTCCAAGCCGAAACTTACATAGTCCCCTTTAGCGGGAACTACGCCGAACTTCATTTGCGGAAATCTATAAGATGCCCGCATGAAAGCCCCGCCGTCTTCGCTCACATGAACCGTGCGGCTGAACTTCCAATCCTCGCCGCTCTCATCGAAAACGCTCTCCACCCCGTCTATTACAGAAGGGTGAGTTACTACCTGATAGCCACTTCCGACTACCCCGAGTATAGAGCTATCGTCTTCACGCAAGATCACCTTGCGCGTTTTATCTTCAATGTTTTTACCGTCAACATTGATTATTAATGGCCTTTCGGCTACTGCAAACTCATACTCATACATACCAATATCTCCTTTTCGAATTGTTATATGCAATATAATAGTGCACACTCTATGCCGCTTCAATAACACTATTAAATTGCGCAATATCGAAGGACTTAAAATATCGAAAGTGTAATCCAATTACATTCCTGAAATATCGATTACAAGATTAGCGGACAGGAACTGCGTGTTTAGATATCAGTGCATTAATATCGTCAATGCGGTCACACGGATCACCGTCGTCTAAATACACAGCATAAGTATCAACGAACGGCGCTAGTGTACGCGCCACTTTTCGCGTATGTACATGCGCGTCTGCATCGAGACACACAATAATTCTCTTAAACCGCGCATTTAAGATATGCGCCATTTGGACCTTAGAAAGCGCCTTTCCGCACAATCCGACAGCGTTAAGCCCAACTGCCATGACATCCGTCGGTCCCTCTACAACTACGCACGTATCGTAGTACTTCGCCAGATCAAAACCAAAAAGATACTCGTGAATATTGAACCCTTTTGGCACATGAGGGCTCATGCCTACAACGTTACTTTTCGACGTGTATCCGACGAGCCTGTCGTCGTGCGTGATCGGAAATATAACCCGCTTAGCCTCAGGACCAAAACGGCAGTAACCAACTTTGTACTCCTTAATCACACTCAAGTCCAGCCTCTTCTTAGAAAGATAATCCGGGGCTGGATACTCATTAATAAACTTGAATGATTGTGGCAATTTAGCCTCCCACTCCGCAGTACTCTCAACACACTTTCTGCGCACGCTCTCATACGAACTCAATACAGAAGAGTCGTCATGGAAGTATCGGGGTATAGCCCATACCGAACCGCCGTGCCCGCACTTGAAACAATTAAAAACGCCTTTAGTAGGATTTACATAAAGATGGAATTTACCCCTCTTATCCCCGCAAAAAAAGCATGAGAATAATACCTCATCATTATTCAGAGACCTACGATCATACAGAACATCCTTATCTATCAAATACGAAACTATATCAATTTTGCGCTTCGAAACCATATATCATAGACCTCGAGAAATCGCATCGAAACGGGACAGAAGCGAACTCCTGCCCATTTCTATTCTTAATTGTCACAAACCTGCCCGTGTTCGTCTGCTGCTCCTCCGCAGTCTGACAAATACCAATTATTACATCAGCGACCTTGCACTTACCGAAGGAGTCCGCTATATCCCCCATCGTCAACACGCGCTTTGACATACTCCCTCTGTTCGACTGTGACGCTGTCCATATAGCAATCTTAAACTCTGAAGCTAAACTGCGTAATTCTTCATAGAGAAGCTCGCACTCCTCATATTTACTCGAATACGCTCGCGTCGAGGCCATCAGATCGGCATAGTCTATAACTATTACATCAGGCTTATAGCCCATCGCCATAAGTCTGTAGTAATGTGCGCGTATAACAGACACGTCAAGCGTTCGCGCGGGCGAATCTATAACAAAAATATTGCCCGGACATATAGATCTGAAACTCTCAACACGATCCACAACTGCCACAGGGTAATCATTTAACTCGTTCTCCGGAATATCTGATATAGCAGCGTCATAATAACCCTCCACAATTTTAGAATGCAGTTCCAACGTGTAATGAGGAACATTTTGTCCTTGTAATGCGGAGGCACGCGCACAATGCCGCAATAACGTGCTCTTCCCTCTGGATGGAGGAGCAAGCCAAACACCTAATTGCCCTATTTTCAGACCACGAATTACAGCGTCCAGCCCGGGGATCAAAGTACGCGTATGAACGAAACTATCTTTCGCGTTACGATCCACTGCACGAGAACGTATAGTATCAAAATAGTTACTGAATATTCGGGGCTGTGTACGCGCATACGCCTCAGTCACACGTTGAGGTATAGCGCCATATTTACCCTCATTCAGCAATTCCCTGCTATCCTCAAGAGCCAGTTCCATCTCACGCGGAACCGCGAAATCCATAAATCGCTTTCGGACATACTCCTCATACTTACCCGTATAATCCAACTGACTCAATACAGCAGTCAGCAAGACTACATCTTTATCGTTATATACACGCCGTATCTCCTCATTCAAAATGAACTTATCGACATCCTGACCCAAAGAGAACAACTGAGAAATTATAACGACTATCTTCCTCAGCGTATCGTCAAAATAGTCTACCTTCACGATGTCTGCGATATCGGCCATAAATGCTCTTGAACTGGCCATACATGAGACTAACTGCACTTGAAAATCTAAAGTGAGCTTATCCATTTTTCACTATAAAACCGTTATTCTCGAGGAGTTTCCGAACAGCGTCTTCAGGCAGCTTCTTATCCTTCGCTATTCTGGCTATAACCGTATCCCAATATTTACCAACAGCGCTTTTGTCCATCTGAATTGTACGCCTGTCGCAATTATCAGAAACACCTATATCGTATACGTACTTCTCCGCTCGCGATTTGGCCAAATCATTTAACATATGACATAAGTGTAAATATTCAGGGCGTATATGCCCCAAGAGAAATTGTGCTCTGATATACGCGGCAGGGGGGATATTTAAAGAGGAAGCATTAATAGCGACTTGAGCAGCGTGCTTAATTTGAACAGGTGTGCGTTTACTACTCTTCCATGTATGTCCAACATATTCCATCCGAATCTCGCGGAACAAATTTAGTATCTGTACAGCATTCATAAAAGCCTCCGAGCCTTATTACATTAAACCGTCCTTCTTGTACGCAGCAAAACGCGCCTCCGAGTGGCGCTTTAAAAAATCATTAGTTTTATCATAAAAATCAACTATTCTTACACAGCCAGTTTTGTTCTTCCTCAGCGCTCTTCCCGCGCGCTGAATAGCACGCTGAGAACTTCTACCGCCCCCGGCTATAATGAGCAAGTCAATATCGTCAATGCTTATACCCTCATCGAATATAGTGGAGGCAATGATAACCCTGACCCGACCTAATTTAAAATCTTCTATAACGCCGTTTCTAGTTGCGATGTTGTCTGATCCCGTTAATATACGCACAGACTCGCCGATACGCTCTCTAAGTGTATCGTATAATGCGCGGCCATGACGCAGCTTACAGAAAAGCACTATAACAGACAAGCTGTTTTTAGCCGCCCTTTCAGCCTCCTCGACTATTATTGCATTCCGATAGATGTTCTCTATAATACCCAAATTCTCACACTGCGGCCAAGCGCTGTTCTTCACATCAAAACTGTCAGGCTGTACGACCTCCCTGATATCAAATTCGGGGCGGGAAGATATGTTATTACTGATGAGTTCATTATTATCAATCCTGTAGATGACGGGGCCTAATGCACCGACGAGCTCAAGATCGGAGGCGGAATCGTTAAATGGTGTGGCCGAAAGCCCGAATCTGTAATACGCATGAATGTGGGTAAGAATCGTATACCAGGTTCTAGAGGGGACATGACTACACTCATCTGAGATAACCACATCGACGCTTTTAAGGTAGTTGATTAGTGCGTCACGCATTACTATAGCGTTAGAAGATTTAAGTGCCTTCTTCTTATTTATAGCAGGAATAAAATCCCCTCCGCATTTTTCGCATTTAATAGGAGAGCGCTTTTTGGCAGGCTTTTTTATTACAAAGGCGTATCTGCAATGATAGCATTGTGTTGAATACTCGATTCGATAAGGATCGAAAATTGCCCATAGGGATTCTATAGACGCAACAGTTATCTTCTGAGGCAAATACGACCCCGCAGCTATACGGCCTATCGATACACCGAGTCGAGAGCGGAATCTTTCTGCGGTCTGATCGATCAGGGATATCCTATTTGCGATCCACAAAGTTTTAGCATTAAGCCTCTGTGTAATCGCAATCCCGATTTCTGTTTTTCCAGCGTTAGGGGCGCAATATATTATGCCCCGCGGAAGACGCTTGACACACTCTTCCACACAAGCAATCTGATAATCCCTTAGATTAACATCCTTGAGATTAAGCTCGTTAATAGCAGCAGTAGGCCGAACACGCGTGTCAGAAAGCGTGAATTTTATACCGGACTTTATGCATGTTTTTATAACAAGCCCGAGCAGCCCAGTAGGAAATTCCCCGTTTTTGAGCAAATGCACTTTGCCATCCCAATACCCCTTCTGAAACAGCTCCATGTGCCGATACCCGCTGACAAAACCAGATGCGGCGTCATCAATTATTTTACGCTCTTTGGGATATAAATCGCTCAAACAGCAAAATACATTACCAACGGTGATTTTCATATAAGCCTCCAAGATAAGATCATCTTACCTCAAAGCACTTTCAAAGGCAAGTCAGAAAACGCAAAAATGCGCCGTCAATCTTGTACCAACGAATGAACAATTGCCCTCTGGAAACAAATATATATATATCTCGATCGCGTTTATAACGTACATACAAAACAAATTAATTCTATCTATACGCAATTATATTTTTGACAATCCGATTTTTAGAACAGCAGGAAGATAAGCGACGTAAAAGAGAATAATATACCAAAATGTCATGCGGAGCGGCGGAATTGTATTCTCGATCCAGAAGGAAAGCTTCACTTTACAGCACGAAGTTTGATATTTATTTCTGGCATAGATTTTGCTACGTGCGCGCATACGTGTGCATGTGCGCGCGTGCG